CCCTGCAGTTCGAGCTCGCAGCAGTACCAGGCCGCGCCTGCGAAGCTGTACGGGATCAGCCAGTCGCGGTGCGTCAGCATGATGTGCCCGACGAGCATGTCCACTTCGACCGGCTCCGCGCCGGCTCCGAGGTTCTCCGAGCGTACCTCGGAGTTGCCGTGATACGCCCCGTGGAACAGACGCCCCTTGACCCCTACCATGCGTTCGGGCTGGTAGTGCGCGAGCAGTTCGGCCGTCAGCCCCAGGTGCGGCATCACGTCGTCATCGGCGAACAGCAGGACCTCGTGTGCGGCGAGCGACGCCAGGGCGTAGCGCGCCGACGAGCCGAAGTTGCGGCTGGACCGGATGAGCCAGAGTCCGCGCGTCTCGACGCGCTCCTCCAGGCCCGCGAGGACGTCGGGAGGCATGTCGCCCTCGCTGTTGTCCCACAGGATGATCTCGCCAACTTCGGGCTCGCGCTCCCATGCGTCGAGCACAGCGAGGAGCTGGTCGAAGCGACGCCAGGCGGTCACGATCAGAGTCACCTTCACAGGGGCTGCTCCTATTCGGGGGTCGTCTTCGGGTGGATCACAGCCCGGATGGCTCGGCCCCACCACTGGCTGTTGTCGGGCATCGTGTAGGTGCGCGGCTCCTGCACCTCGCGGAAGCGGATGCTCTGGACCGCCGCCGCGTTCAGGGCGCCGCTCGCCGTGTGCGACGAGCGCAGCGCCTGATAGATCGACTTGTCCCCGTCGAAGCCGCAGTAGTCGTCGAGCACGCGCGCACCGTCCAGGCCGTTGGCGCCCCAGCGGGCGATGACGAGCAGGCGCGCCTCGATCGGGCCGCCGGTTGGATCGTCCCACGCGTCGTCCAGGGGCTGGGAGAGCAGCACCACGACGCACGGCGAGGGCATCGATGTCGTGGGATGGGCGTAGGCCTTGAGGCCCGTGATCGCCTCGAGGCTCTTGATGAGCGCCTGCGAGACCGTGCGCAGGGTAGACTCGGCCATCAGAGCGTCACCCCCTGCCAAACAGCATCGAGCGTGTCGCCAGCGATGTCGTCGAGCAGATCGGCCTCCTGGTCGGCCGCCGGATCGATGTACGGGAACGGCTGGCCGTGCAGGCCCTCGCGGGCGATCTTCATGCGGATGGGGTACTCGGCCGCCGGCGGCAGGCCCACACGCTGCAGCCAGGGCAGCAGCGCTCCGCGCGGCGGCGGAGGGGCGCCCGGGCGCCGCCCCTCCTCGATGACGAAGGCGTAGCCCAGCACGCTCTCGTCATCGATGCCGGGCCCCACCTCGAGGCGCTGCTGGCCGCGACGTCCGTCAAGTCGCCAATCAATCGACGCCTCAAGCCGGCCGCCGCCCTTATCGTGCCGGCGTAGGTTCTCGCGCATCTGCTGGGCGAGTGCGGCGCCGGCCTTGCGCATCCCAGCTGTGGCCGCCGGACGAGCCCCTATCGCACTGCGGTTGAGCGCAGAGACAAGGCCGCCGTCGGACCACGACATGCCGATGGTCCCCTTGGTCTCGATGCGGAAGACCGCCATCAGCTGACCTCCCACCCCCCGCGCCGGTAAGGCGCGATTAGGTCCGCGTAGTTGTGGTCGACCTTGGCGACGCGCTGGACCGCATTGCCATCGACGAACGTGATGGCAACGCCCAGTGGCGCGGACCGACGCATCCAGAGCTGTGCCGCACGCAGAAGTGCTGCGGTCCTGATCGGTGTCGGCGCTTCGGCGTCCTCGAGGTATCCCCAGTTGCCCGTGACCTGCACGAGTCGCCCGGGCTGCAAGAGTCCGTCCCCAACAGGCAGGGCACGCAACAGCTGGAAGCGAGTCGCTGGTTGTCCCAGGCCGTCCGTCCGCGGTAGCAGCTGGAACGCCGTCAGTGGCGTCTCTGCCACGTCGTCGCCGTCGGCATCGACCAGGACCGTCGGCGCCGACGACGTCAGGTCCACCAGCGGCACGGTGCCATCGAGATCGACCCGTGACTCTCGGGCCTGGTTGCTCAACGCATAGAAGACCCGGCCACAGTCCTGCTCGACCTGGCGATTGGCCGCCAGCGCGCAGTTGTCCGCCAGGTCCTCAAGCGAGCCGCCATCTGCGTCGGTTGCGTACCGCACGTTGTCGCTCAGCCACCGCATGACTTGGGCGCCAGTCACGTACTCCACGGCCACTCCCTCACCACGGCGGCGGGCCGGGCGCCGCCATCGCGCCCGGCCCGCCGCTGGGTTGGTGCTACGACGCCGGCAAGCCCGTCACGCGGCAGAAGGCGTTCGGGCGCCGAACGGTCAGCGCGGCGCGGAGCTCGGCGAGCACGCGCACCTGGTTGCGGATGAAGTCGTCGCCGGCGAAGCCGACCTTGATCGTCGAGTCCTCGCGCATGTGCAGGCGGGCGGCCGGGAAGTGCCCGACGAGCCCCGTCTGGCTCGGCATGCGGTTGCTCGAGATGAGCGGGAGACCCCAGAGGTTGCGCCCCGGCGCGGAGCCGGGAGCGCCGTTGACGTACTCCCCCGACCCGGAGGCCTTGAGCACGCTGAGGAGGAAGAACTGCAGCGGGTTGACCACGATGCCCGTGGCCTCCGGCTCGTTGGCCGTGGCGATGGCCACGGTCGCGCGCAGCAGGTAGTCGGCGATGTTCCAGCCCGTGGCCGTGGCGTAGCCGATCGTCTGGATGCTGGCGTTCAGCAGGCCGCGCAGGTTGGGCGAGGAGCCGCCGCCCTGCAGGACCTGGTAGTCCAGGTGCAGCTCGAGGTCGCTGCGCAGCTCCTGGTCGATGACGCCGCGCATCTCGGGCGCGTCGGCCAGCTGCTGGTTGGTCACCGGCACCCAGACGGCGATCGTCTCGACGGGCGTCGACTGGCGGCTCCACGCCATCGAGCTCTCCGGCTTGGTGCCGCTGGTGCCCGTGGTGTTCGTCGACTCGGCGACCGCCGTGGCGGCCGTCGATCGCGTGTCCTGACGGAGCCAGTAGATCGTGTCGGACTGGGTCGCCTGGATGGGCAGCAGAGACAGAACGTCGGGCGTCGGCCGCGCCGCCTGCTCGACGTCCATCTGGTACTCGGGCAGGATGAAGCCGCCGCCCACGGCGGAGCCTGTGTGGACCAGCGCCTTCTCCCAGAGCTTCGCCGCCTTGAGCAGTCGGTCGTGGATCCCGAAGCGGCTCTTCTTGCCCAGCTCGACCGCGAACTCGGGGATGTTCCCCGAGTTGGGCTCGTGCCGGAACGCACCCTCCGACAGGAGCTTGCGGTAGGTCTGGCTGGAGACGAACTTCATCCCGGGCGTCATCGGCGGCTCGTCGCCGGCGCCGCTTTCCTCGCCCGGCTGCTCGTCGCCGCCGAGCATCTTCGCGAGCTTCGGCGGCTCGGCGGCCTTCTGGCCGAACTGGCGCATGGCGTCCAGGTCCGAGCGACGCCCGATCTCGGTCTCGAGGATCTGGGCGTCGCCCATGTACTCCTTGTAGTGCGTGCGCTCGTCGTCGCTCAGGCTCTCGTACGGATCCGCGTCGGACGCGATGCGGGCCTTCACGCCGTCCACGATGGCGCGGGCCTTCTGGAAGCGCTCCTGCTTGGCGGCGTGGAGCGCCGGCGTCTCCATTTGGGTGACGTCGATGGACATGATCAAGCCTCCGTGACATGGAGCCCGGCCATGCGCTCGAACGCACTCCGGGCAACGTCGAACTCCAAGTCGTGAAGGGCTTCCGCCCCGGGCGTCGCGTCGTCGGTGCCGGCCTCCGCCGACTTCCCACGTCGCGCCGACGCGCCTCGCGGCTTGCCTTCCGGCTTGCCGCCATCGTCCGCCGGCTCCTCGTCCGGCACGGTCTCGTCGACCGGATCTGCCACGGGCTGCGGCTCTCCGCGGCGCCCGTGGACGAGCTCGGTCAGGCTCTCGATGATCGCTCGCGTGTGACGCAGCTGGGCACCGTTCGCCTTCGCGTCCCACCGTCCGGCTGCTGCCTTGAGCGTGAGCAGCTCTCGGCCAACCTCGAGCGCGTCCACGAGGAGCGCGTCGAGAGCCTTCCACTGCTCCGTCTTCAGGTCGCGGTCGTCCAGGGCGCGACGCCGGTGCAGCGCCTTGATCCCACTCGGTCCTTCGACCGCGGATCGCAGCGTGTCGCCGGCGTAGCCCAACAGCTGATCCGTGGGAAGCTCTTCGAGCGCTTCCGCGCTCTTGAGGCCCACCCGCGTGTGGGGGTTGTCGCCGAACGTGACCGGCGAGACTTCCCACACGGTGATCTCGGTGAAGTCGTAGCCGCCGTGAGCGTTCTTCTTGAAGCCGCCGGCGGTCGGACTGAAGCCGATCGATCCTTCCTCAACCGGAGCCGCGGGGCCCTGGTCGGTGTCGATCTGCTTCATGAGGATGGCGAGGTCGGTGCCCGCCGTGGTCGGGTAGATCCGGAAGTCGACCTCGAGCCCCTCGTTGGACTCGGCCGCCTTCGTGGCCTGGCCGACGGTGACCCCGTGGTGGTCCTTGATCTTGGGAAGGCGCGCCGCGATGCTCTTGGCCGTGGCGCCCTTGTGGACCACGTCATTGGAGTGATCGACCTTGCCGAAGACGGAGAAGACGCCGCTGCCGGTCCAGCCGCCAACGTCGTCTTCCGCCTCCTCAAGGCTCTTGATGCGAAACCCACGCGCCATCTTGCGGCGATCGGGGCCGGCGGCCTTCAGGGCGGGGGCGCCAGCGGCGCCCGGCTCGACGAGCTCCTCGACGTAGACCTTCTTGACTTCGCTCATCGCGCCGACCTTCACGGCGTCTCCGTCGAGCGAGTACTCGATCTTGAACAGCGCCGAGGCGTAGTCGTCGCTGCTCCACCGATAGACCACGACGTAGTCATCGAACGTGTCGGTGATGTAGAAGCCGCCGCTGATCAGGCCCGAGGCGCGGATGGCCTCGGCGATCGCATCGGTTCGCTTGCGCAGGGCCTCCTCCGCGGAGCCTGGAAGCGCCTTCGTCGTGTGCGCTGCTGTACCCATCGGCTGCCCCTTAACGCAAACGCCCCAGGTCGTGGACGCTGAGGTCCGACACCTGGGGCGCTAAGGGGCCCGCTCTATGGCAGTGCGGCGCAACGGCCGCTTCAGGTCATTCTACTCGTAGCCCGCCCCCGCGTCAACGCCAACATCGGCCGCAACGATCACCAGCCAGGTCCACTCGCCGCAGATCGGGCACTTGTAGCGATTGAGGGCGCCGGGCACGGGCGCGCTCTCGCCAACCTTCCGGAGGCAGTTCGCGCATCGCACCGGTGAGAGCCTCGTCCTCCGGGACGAGCCCGGTGGTCGCTCCTCTTCGATGTCAGGCAACGTGCACCCCCTCCGGCAGAGCAACGCGTGGCGCTGCTTGCGAGATGGCAACCCACGCGGCGACGTGTCGCCAGGCATTGGCCTCGAGGCTGTAGAGACGCTGCACCTTTCGGTAGTGCCTCGCGACGAACCGGGCGCGCAGCCTGGGTCGCCGGATCAGCGCGTCGAGCGCGCGCGTCCAGTCGTCGGCGCTCTCGGCAACGAATCCGTCGCGCCCGTTGTGGATGTGTGGACCGTAGAGCCACGACGAGCCGACGACCGCGGCCCCGGCGGCGGTGTACTCCCACAGCTTGATCGGCGTCTTGGCCGCGTTGAACATCGTCGGCGCGACGATGGCGCAGCCGATGTCGATCTCCCGGAGGCCCACGCCGTAGAAGGGGAGGCCCCCCTCAGCCTGCAACGGTAGCCACCGGGTGTGGTGCAGGCGCTCGGCGGGCACGGCTTGTGCCAGGGGCGGTGCCTGGTGGCCCTGGACCACGAAGTGCACGCCCGGGTGCATCTCTGCAATCCGGCCCCACGCCTCGGCAAGGGGGAGCACGTCGCGATCGTAGCGATCGCCGCCGAACCATCCGATGGTCGTCACGCCCTCAAGGTTGCGGCCGGTTCGCTTGCCGTCGCCGGTCCAGCCAGCCAGCTCGCGGCGCCAGTAGTCCAGGTCGATGGCGTTGGGCACCACCTGGACGGGCAACTGCGGCGCGAAGCTGTGGATGGCCGTGCGCAGCCGCTCCGTCGAGACGATCACGCCGTCGAAGAGTTGGACGCTGGCGCGGTTCTGCTCGATCGTCGCCTCGGCCGCGGTGATGCCAAGCTCCTCGTGGCTCTTCTGCTCCTCTCTGGCCACCCACATGTCGTCGTCGATCTCGAGGATGGCCAACTTGCCGGCGCGGCGCACTCCTGCGATCGCCTCGCGCCCGGACGCTGTGTCGGTCCAGACCAGGCGCTGGAACACGATCACGTCGAACGGCACGGCCGCCTCGGCCACGAGGGGGTGGTCCAGACGAAGCCAGCGCGCGTTGACCCCGTGGCGCTGCAGCCATCGATACGGCCACGCCACGCGCCAGGCGGTGCAGCCATTCCAGTCGGGGACAAGCGCTAGCACCGACGGGGTCGGCGTTGGCTCTGGTCGGCCCGGGACGAGGACGTTCACTACTGTGTACCCCTTCCTGGCTTGGGTGGCGGTGGATTCTGCGGCGGGCGGCGCGGCCGGGTCCGTGCTGGTGCGTTGGCCCCGCTCATGGCCTCGAGCTCGCGCTCGAGGTGCTTGCAGCGCTCGACGAGCAAGAGGTAGCCGCGTGCGATCACCACCGTGGCCAGGGCCCGCGGCGAGAGCGGGATGCGCATGCGCTCCGCCGACTCCACGTAGGCCTTGGCCACGGCGGCGATGTCAGCCGCCTCGCCCGCGTCGATCATCGCCTTGGCGCGATCCACTCGGCGGCATCCGCCTCGGGCGCCTTGGGCGGCCTCAGTCCGACGCGCCAACGCTTCCGGCCCAAGCCGTCGGGACGCATGTCTACGACGTAGCCCTCAGAGACGAGGGCGACGCGTAGCCCCTGGAAGCCGGCCGTGTAGGCCACCAGAACAGCGGCGATGGCCCAGGCGCCCGCAGGCCAGCCGTGGTGCCAGCCGATCCAGCCGGCGATTGCGAGCGGTGCCAACAACAGGACGATCCCCATCTACTCAGCCTCCTCGTCGGTGTTCCGGCGCGTCTCGATGTCGCACCGGTCGTTGGATCCACACTCGGTTCCGCCGCGATGGCCCAGCAGGAAGCCTGGGTCATCGATCGGAACCCAGCCCATAGCGATCTCGTCGAGGCACGTGGTGCAGCTGTGCCCATCACCTGGCCCGAAGCGGCGCTTCTCGTTGTGGCCATCGCGGCGGGCCGAGCGGATGCTTACGCTGATGCGGGCGTTGCCCATGTTGGCCCCGGCGTAGTACTTCGAGCGCTGGGCGAGACGGCCCTCGGAGAGGTCGCCGGCCTCGGCGACGAGCTTGCGCAAGTGGCCGTACTCGCTGCGCAGCTGGTTCCCGATGGCGCCCCAGTCGCCCTTGGTGACGCGCTCGCGGCCTCCGCCACCCAAGATCGCGCCTTGGATGTAGCCCATCTTGATCGCGCGGCGCATGGCTTCTTCGTAGCCGGCTGGCGTGAGCTTGCCCTGGGCGAGTTGGCGGGCCAGCTTGTCCATGTGCTTGGCGGTGCTGTTCTGGCGGGCCTCGAATGCGGACCGGACGCGCGCAGGCGACACGGCGCGTCCGCTGCGGTAGCGGTAGCGCCTGGTGACTGGGTCGAACGTCCAGTCGCCGACGGTCTTGACGAGGCGCAGGGCGGGAATGGCGGTCACGAGTCATCCTCCTCGGCGTCGAGCATCCCGACGTACTGCGGCGCGTTCTCCTGCGCCCAGGCATCCCAGTCGGCCACGGCGTCGTCAATGTCGGCCTCGGTCACCTCGTCGTCGACGTCGGCCACGGCTTTCGCGTCCCGCGGCGCCGGCAGCGCGTCGAGCGTCCGGATGGACGGGCCGCCGCCCTTGGCCGGCAGGCGCTCGGCCCAGGCCTTGCCGACGGCTGGGCCCAGGAGCCCCGAGAGCTGCGCCGACGACTCGATGTCGGCCTTGCGCAGCGTCGGGTCGACGCCGGCGGGCAGCTCGAGGCCGAGCATCTCGTGGTGCTGGGCGATCGTCAGCTCGTTGCGCCCCCAGGCCTCGCCGACGCGCTTCCATAGGTCGTTCTCGTCCTGCTGGAGGGCGCGCACCTGGTCCCACGCGAAGCCGATCCAGTCGTCAGCGCCGAGCGCGAAGTCGGCCTCGAGGCCGCGCGTCCACGCCTCGCCGTCGTCGGTCCACGCCGGAACCAGGACGCTCTCGGTCGCGTACCCCTTGAGCCCGTCGACGGTGGAGCGGTTCGCGTCGTTGAGGCCGACGCCGAGGCCGGCCAGGACGGCGGGCCAGCCGATGGCGCCACTGATGCGGGTCTCGATCTGCCGCCAGACGTGATCGAGCTTGAGCGCATCGAGGTTCGCCTGGAACTGGTAGAAGTCCACGGGCCGACTGAGCACGATGGTGCTGCCGCGCTTGTCGCCCGTGGTGCGCGCATTGATCGCGTCGCGCATGGTGTCGCGATCGTCCTTGGGGATCTCCGGCCGGGCGCCGTCGGTCGCGGGCTTCGGTGCCACGACGAGTCCGGGGACACCCAGATTGGTGAGCACCGCCTGGTAGAGGGCGGTCAGCTGAGCGTCGGTCGCGATCTCCTCCACGATCTCGCGGATGGGCTGCAAGGCCGTCCGCGGGTCGGAGGGGTCGGGGAACAGCGTGAACTCGATGACGTTCTCCGGGGGCACGTGGACCTTGCGGCCGCGCCCGATGTCGTAGGCGTAGTAGTCGATCCATCCGTTGGAGGAGGCGCGGCGCGGATCGCCGGGCCCATAGACGCGACCCTTCATGCGGGACCCGTCCACGGGCCACAGCTCCTGGACCGCGCCGGTGATGTTCGTCGTGATGTCGCCGCCGCCAGAGCGACGCTTGATCAGGTACGCGCGGCCACTCCAGAGCTGCGACCAGCGGGTGACAGTCTTGATGGCGTTCATGGTGAGGCGTGGGTGCGGCCGGCGAAGGAGCAGAGCGAGCGGGCCGGTGGCGACCTCCTCGGACTCGTCGGGCTGCATGTAGGGTCCGCGGTAGTGTCGGACCTGCGGCTCCTTGTATGCCCGGATGTAGCTGGAGATAACGGCCCAAAGAGCGGAGCCGCCCTTCCCCTTGGCCAGAGCCCGGTCGATGACCTCGGACGAGCCGGGACCGTGCACGAGCAACCCACTCGGGTGGGCGCGCCAGGCCAGGTCGCCATGCTGGTCCACGAACACGCCGGCGAGGTCGACGGCCTTCTCGATCGATGGGCTGAGTCCCGCCTTCTGCTCGGCGCGGCGCACGAGCTCGAGGCGCTGCAGCCTGGTGAGGTCTCGTCCTGATGCCATGGGTTCTCTCCTAGTCGTCGTAGACTTCCCAGCGATGGCTACCACTGCGGGCGGCCTCGTTGGCGAGCATGAGCGCGGTCACGGTGTCGTCGTGCATGCCGGGCGGGGCCGAGTACGTCCAGAGGCCCGAGGGCCGACGGGAGGCGCGGAACGCCTTGAGCTCGCCCGACTGGGTGCTGTCGGCCAGGAGGGCGAGTCGCCCCTTCTCGATCGATAGCGCAAGGCCCTGGACCATCGACTGCTTGTTGCCTGCATTGAACGTCACGCCCCAGAGCGCGCCATCGGGCACGACGGCGGCAAGTTCCTGGAACGGCATGTCCCCGATGCCAGTCTTGTCCACGGCTGCGAGGTCGACGTGGTAGGCCTCGAGGGCGGCGGCGATGCGACCGATCTGCTGACGCCAGGGGATGCCCTGCCAGCGATCCTCGTGAACTTGGCGCGGGCGCTCGGCATCGGTCGCGTCGAGCACGCAGACGACGGTGTAGTCGCCCGAGATCGCCAGGTCGACACCGGCGACGTAGCGCCGGCCCTCCTGCGGCTCTTCCGGCTCGAGGGTGGAGACCGCGTCCACGCCGCGGAAGACCGAGCCGGCGCCGTCGAAGCACTCGGCGAGATACTCCTGGCGCCACACGTCGTCGGGCGTGTTGGCCCTCAGGTCCTCGATGACGTGCCGCTTGATCATCGGGTTGTCGTAGATGGTGAAGTGCCGCTGCAGCCAGCCGGGGCGGTCGGCGGCGCGCTCCCAGACGTTGGCCGCCCAGTTGCGGCCGAACGGGCGCCCCATGAGGAACGCCCACCCGTCCTTGTCGGCGAGGGACGGCTGGAGGAAGCGGGACCAGACCTCCTCGCTCCAGTACGTGAACTCGTCGCCGACCACACCGCGGGGACCGTCGCCGGCGATGGAGTCGGGGTTCTCGGCAGAGCGGAACATGAGCAGGGCGTTCGTGCCGGGGACGGTGATCTCCTTGTCCGAGCGGTTGATCCAGCGCTTGGGATCCTCGCCGGCGGCGGCGATGGCGGTGCGCCAGTAGGCGTAGAGCATGCGCCACGCCTTCTTCAGCGACGCCGAGCGCCAGGAGAGGCCGACCCAGTAGTACAGGTCGGGCTCGAGGACCATGGCGCGCACGATGCGGCGCACGCCGGCCTCGGTCTTCCCGTAGCGGCCGCCGGCGAAGAGCGCGACGCTGCCGGGGTGCTCGATCAGCTCGCGCTGCGCCGGCGAGTGCGGCGGCGGCATGGTGACGCGAACGCGCCGCATGGGGCGGTCGAGCTCAGCCAGCATAGTCGTCCTCGTCCATGACCTCGGCGCCGAGCGGCACGGGAGGGGCAGCGTCGTCGTAGCCGAACTCGATGCGGGTGGCGATCGGTCCGCCTCCCTTGCCGGTGAGGGCGATGGCCTTCCCCCACCGCTC